TCTGTAACTCTCTTTAAGAGAGCTGCAAATACCTGGGTAGCATTCGGAGACCTTGCATCTTAATATTAAGGAGAAAATAGAACATGGCAGTAGGAAAAAGACCTGGTAGAAGGTCACAGGCATCAAATGACTTTCTAGAACCAAAGGCACCAACAAGCGTATCCGCTACTGACGTTGGAACTGGCAGAGCATTTAATGACGGTGCTGCTACAGTTACTTTTTCTTTGCCTGGCGACTCTCCAGCAGCTACTTCTTATACAGTAACAGCTACTGCCTCTGGTCAGACAACTAGGACAGCAACTGGAGCATCTTCTCCAATTACTGTAACTGGTCTTGCCTCTAACGTACAGTATTCTATTACAGTAACTGCTACTAATAATGCTGGTACTTCTGCTGCTTCTTCTGCTGCAACTGTAACTCCTACAACTGTTCCAGCTGCTCCCTCAGCTCCATCAGTTTCTTCTACTGTAGTCAACCAGGACTCTATTTCTTGGTCTGCTCCAAATAATGGTGGTAAGGCAATTACTGGATATCGCTGGGAAAGTAGCGACAACAAAAGTGCAAACGTTGCTGCTAACGTTACATCCGCTACAGTAACACAGGAAGGTGGAACCTCTCAAACATACAAGGTTCGTGCAAGCAATGCTAATGGAGATGGTGCATTTTCTCCTAACTCCCAAAGCATTACAACATTTAGCCCATTTTTCCCACCTTTCTTCCCATTCTTCCCGCCGTTTTTCCCACCATTCTTCCCATTCTTCCCATTCTTCCCGCCATTCTTCCCGTTCTTCCCATTCTTCCCATTCTTCCCACCATACTTCCCATCATTTGGACCATTCTTCCCACCATTCTTCCCACCATGGTTCCCAAGCTTCCAAGGTGGAGCTGGAAATAAAAAGTTCTTCTAAGATAATATAATAAAACAAAGCCCAGAGATATGGTCTCTGGGCTTTGTGCTATAATTTATTTATGGTAAATAATTGGCTAACAAAAGATAGATCAGAAACAGATAGTAATAGGATGTCAGAAAGACTGACTCAGGGCGGTATTTTAGTAACAAATCCAGGATTAGGCATAAATGTATATAATCGTGCAATTAATGAGAAAACATGCGATTATATTATTGAAACATTAGAAAACAATCTAAATGGACAAACAAAGTATTCCTGGCAGGGTGCCAGGGTTACGGAAGCAGACAGTGTGCTTGAAGAAGCTCGTAAGTGCCTTGATTTCAAAGTAAGTTCTAATAATCTTGGTCCTAGAGACGAGCATAACTCACAACTATACGACATGCATGAAATAGCATTTCGTGCAATTAAGCCTAATGTTGACGACTATGGTATGTACTGGGGTGTTGGAGTTAACTTTTTTGAGGCTTTTAACTTTGTTAAATATGATGGCCCAGGAACCCACTTTAAAATACATGCAGACCATGGGCCAGCATATGTCACAACAGTTTCTGTAGTCGCATATGTTAATGATAATTATGAAGGTGGAGAACTTTACTTTCCAAGATTTAATCTAACACTAAAGCCTAAAAAAGGCGATGTTATGGTATTCCCATCAACATATATCTATGAGCATGCATCAAATGACATGATTAGCGGAACAAAGTACTCTATTGTAATTATGACTGATTATAATAATCGTGGAGGACTAAGAAACTTTAATTATCGTCAAGAAGATATGAATAAAATATACTATTAGGGGAAAATATGAGTGCACAAGAAGATATTCAAAATAGAATACAAAATTTTTATAAAATTGATGAAATAACTTGGTCATCAATAGAAGATTTGGGCAGCGGAATTCTATTATTTAGAGACGTTTTGCCAGAATCAATGAACATTATTGAAAGGCTAGAGTCTGTATTAAACGACCCTACTAACCCATATAGCTATACAGAGGCTATGGTTGGATATGCCATGAGGATGCCAGAATACCGTGATTGCTATGATTTTAAATATAAGAAAACAGATATTCAGCATCATAAAAGCAAGGCTTCTTTAAAACTTCAACAACTATGGGATGATGTATATTTCAGACAATTACAGGCTGTAAAACATTACTGCAGAGTTCATAATATTGGAGAGCTTAGGTATTGGGAAGCTATGAACTATGTAAAATATGGCCCAGGACAGCACTTCCAAGAGCACTCTGACAATGGATTTTCTTATAATTGTGTAGTGTCTTTGGTTGCATATCCTAACGATAACTATGAGGGCGGAGAGCTTTACTTTAGGCTACAAAATTTAAATATAAAGCCAAAGGCTGGAGACCTATTTGTTTTCCCATCTAATTTTATGTATCCACACCGTGCTATGCCAGTTCATAGCGGAACAAAATATTCAATTGTAACAATGTTGGATTATTCAGACAAGTATCATCGTCCAGAATTTTATCAGGAGACTGGTTACTAATGCCAAAAGTTTTTGCTTATACTTCTGGTCAATATGCATCAATAGACCAATTGCCGATGCACCGTGACTGGATGGACATAACTTTTGACAGACATGCATATCAGTGTTTTCCAGTGTCATTATCAAATAGGCTAGGCTGGGGTATTTCATATCCAGAAGATATCACTTTTATTTGGGATGGCATTAATGATTCAAGTGCAGATCACGTAAAAATTCTTTCTGGTTCTAAGTATGCCCATCCAAATCGTGGAAATAGAACAATTAGTTTTTATACGGATCTTACTTTTGTTGAAGAAAGCGGTAAAAATTTAAGTCTTTTAACAATGCCAGTTCCAAATCAGTTTATTCGTGGTGCTCAGTGTATGTCTACATTAATTAGTAGTTCTGTATTGGCAAGCGACTTACCAATAGCTTGGATGATTACTGAACCAAATATTGAAATAACAATTCCAGCAGGAACTCCTGTGGCAGCCATTTTACCATTATCACTAACAGATATTCAGTCGCATGAGTTGGAGGTTCGTAATGGTAGGCCAGAATATGAAGATAATAAATGGAATACTAGAATGAGAGAGCGTGGAGAGGTAAGTCAACAATTAAATTCAAAGGGAGAATGGACACACTTTTATAGAGATGCCATTGATCACAATGGCGATCCATTAGGACAGCATGAGGCTAAGAAAATTATAATGAAGGTAACAAATAATGCCAAAAATTAAATTTATGGCAAATCGGCCATGGCTATCTAAAAATGATCATTCAACCCCAGAGCCAGTATCTAAAAGTTTACCAGAATGGTATAAGACAGCAGATAGGTATGCAAAAATGCCAAATGGACAATATATCATTGGTCCAGATAAAGGAAAAATTCCAACATGGAAAGCATGTCCAGCCATATATGATATTTTTATAAGTGGATATGTTTATAGAACACCATGTGACATTGAATTTTTTCTTGATCAAAATAATGAAATTTCTGCAAAAGTCTCCGACCCAAGATACGCTGATTTTATTCAGTTTAGAACTCCAATGCCACAGTTTGAGCATCCAAAGGGGTATTATAAAAAACATTTTGCATGGTATCCAGATTGGGCAGTAGCAACACCAAATGGATATAGTGTCTTATATGCTCAACCATTTCAAAGATTTGATTTACCATTTTTAACTACTAGTGGCATTATTGATAATGATAAAGTTAATTTACCAGGAACTTTTCCATTTTTTATTCAAGAAGGATGGACTGGGGTTTTGCCTGCAGGAACTCCATATGCACAAATGATTCCATTTAAACGTGAAGACTGGGAGTCAGAGTATGAACTTGATCATTCTATGCAATCTTTAATAAAGAAAAATATGGAAAACTCAAGAAAATACAGGGTTCCCAATGGTGGTGTATACTTAAATGAGGTTTGGGAAAGGAGAAAATATGACTGAAAAAGAAATTATGGTAGAAAATTTAGCTAATAAAAATTCTGTTGATAGGGTTTCTATTACTCCATCTGGATTTTTTGGATCATCCCCAGATAACATTGTTGCCCTAGAAAACTTTATGACAGAAGAAGAGTTGTCATATTTAAATAATTTTATTAGAAATAATGACCAATGGGATATTACTGAAACACATTATAACGAAAATGGAACTGTAATATATGATGCTGGCTATTGGGCAAATCGTGTTGCCACATACCCCACTATTCAAAAAACAGATCCAAAGGTCCCAGAAATTATTGAAGGAATGGTTGCTAGGTTAAAAATTGAGGTAGATAAGTTTTTTGGAGTTGATGCACTTCCTACTAGTCCAGCAATGGTTCGCTGGCTGCCAGGACAACTGCAAATGCCACATGCCGACAAAGAACTTCATACTGGACCAGATGCTGGAAAGCCAAATGATTTTCCATATTATGACATAGCTGGTCTTTTTTATATTAATGATGACTACGAAGGCGGGGAATTGTATTTTCCAAATCAAGGAATTCAGTTTAAGCCAAAAGCAGGAGCTGCATACTTTTTCCCTGGAGACATGAACTATATACATGGAGTGACTCCAATTATTTCTGGTATTAGATACACTGTGCCATTTTTTTGGACAATCCTTTCACATAAGGATAAGCCATGAGCTATGGTATAATCTTATTGGAGAGTAATATATGGTAAATTTAAATAATAAGACTAGACTTACAAAAGATATAGTAGTATATGAAAATTTTATAACGCCAGAAGAATCTGCGAAAATAATTAATGTATTAGACAAGGCTGCCAATAACGAAGCTATGACCTGGATGCCCATCTCATTCTATGAGTCATATTCATCAATTCTCCCACAAGATGGCGACAAAGAAATTTTAGAAGAAAATTTGCCATCAGACATATTTTCAAAAATTAAAGAAGGTTTTATCAATGCTGTTGCATCTGTTCACGAAATAGATCCAAAAACAGTTGTTCAAATAGGATATCATACGCAAAAGTGGGAACCAGGAGCATATGCAAGAATACACTCAGATAATACAGATGAGCATGGAAATAGCGGTCCTTTTGCAAGAAGTAGATATGCTGCATTTCTTTATTTAAATGATGATTTTTCTGGAGGTTTGTTAAAATTTCCAAAGCAGAATATAGAAATAGCACCAAAGACTGGGATGCTTGCCGCATTTGATGGCGGCTTCGATAATATGCATGAAGTAACATTAATTGAGTCTGGAGTCAGATATACAATAGGATCTTTTTGGGATGACCGTGAGGAAGATGCATATCCACAAGAAGTTAGAGATGCCTGGGCAGATGAAATGAAACAGATTAGAGAAAAGCAAGAGATCGAAAGAAAAGAATGGCAAGATTTGCTTAAAGACGGGTATAAAATAGATATGGATGGCAATAAATATAAGGTGGGGCAAGACAACAATGATTAATCAGCTAAAAGAAATTTTAAAGAAAAATAAGGTAGCATTTGAAGAAATTACGGATGAGCTAGTATCTATTGAAAATTTTTTAACAGATGAGGACCTAGAGTTTCTTTTTGATCAAATAAACTCTGCTTCACAGGGAGATTGGGAAGTAGAATATTTAGCTAACCTAAAAAGTTTTTGTTTAGAAAAATTTGGTAGGGATGATGTAGAAAATCTTGTGGCTGAAGGAAAGTTTGAAATAACACAAAATTGGTCTGACAAAAATCTAAATGTAAGTGAACACCCAGAATATCGTATTTTTTATAAAAGACTTGCCTCTCTTGTAACAGAAGCAGACGACACACTGATGCTTAGTGGTCTTGCTACAATACAAAGAATGCAGCCAGGGGTAGAGCTAAAATCACATACAGATCAGCATACAGATCCATCAATACGTTATGCTGCAATTATTTATATTAATGATGATTATGAAAATGGTGAGTTGTTCTTTAAAAATCTTGGAATAAGGCTTAGGCCAAAACCAAAAACTCTTCTTATTTTTCCAGGAAATGAGCAATATGAACATGGGGTTGACTTTGTTTCAGAAGGTCCAATAAGATATGTCCTAGTCGGATTTATTAAGGAAAAGGGTTTTTACGAAAGGAATAAATTCTAAAATGAAAAAAAATATTTTAAATGATATGGTTTATTATTATGAGGATGCTGTTTTAAACTTTGATAAAGTTATGGAAACGATCAAAGAGTTAGACATAATTGGCCCATCTGACACTGTTCCTTTATGGCAAGACTGGACTTCGTCTAATGATAAAACTTTTATTTATGGAGAAACTCAGGCATTTGACATTAATCAAATTAAAAAAATGAGTGAGCCATACAAGAGTAAGTTAGAGTTTATTTATACAAATATCATGCAATCCTTTTACAATGTGTCTAAAGATTATGCAAGCTCTATAGGAGATCCAGATGAACCAAGACTTTTCCCAGTATTTAATATTAAAAAATATAATACTGGTTCAGCCATGGGGGCACACTATGATCAGCTAGACGGAGATAAAACTTTAAGATATTCTCTTGTTATGTATTTAAACGATGACTGTGAAGGTGGAGAAATTTCCTTCAAGCTTTCAAATTATGAAGATCATAACAAGGTTTCTAGTCCAGACTTAGATTATGCTGTTGCTGTAGAAAAAAATCAAATAGATTTCGGTGTAAAGCCAAGTGCTGGAAGTATTATAATTTTTCCATCTTCTGCACCATATTATCATATTGCCCACACAGTAAAATCTGGTTTTAAATATATGGTTCCAAGTCACTGGATTCATAATAACATGGATCTAAGAGTAGCTAAGTAGTTCAAGTATCTATGAAAACTGCTATAGTGACTGGTGCTAGCAAAGGCGTAGGGTGTGCAACTGTAAAGCTTTTGTCGGAAAACGGATATAGGGTTATAGCTGTTTCTAGAAATTTATCTGAGATTTCCAGGTTAGAATCCGAATCCAGCAATGTTGAAATATACAAATTAGATATAACAAGAAAAGAAGAAATACTGACATTTGCTAATAAGTATAAAGATATTTCTCTAGACCTTCTTGTTAATAATGCAGGTGGTGGTTCTGGACCAACCAAAATTATTAATGAAACAATGGAAAATTTTAGAATAGCATATGATATTAATGTTGCTGGGCCAATGTATTTATCCCAACTTTTTGTCCCCTGCCTTCAAAAATCAGAATCTCCAACAATAATCTTTGTGACATCTTTGTCTGGCAAGATTCCGTATAGAAGTGGTGGCAATTATACTAATGCAAAAAGAGGAGAAATGGCACTAGTTGATACAATGAGAATGGAGTTTCCAGAATATGGGATTAAAATTACAGAAATATGTCCTGGTACCATAGATACCCAAATTGAGAAAAAGAACCATGCCCTAACTGCAGAAGATATGGCAGAGGCTATTCGCTGGGTAGCCTCATTGCCAAAACATTTTAATGTCAATCACCTAGAAGTTAGCCATATTTTAAATAGTAAGTATATGTAGGCTACTTATGGTAAACTATAGGTGGTGATTTATGTCTACTCCATCTAGTTTATATGCCGAAAAAATTTTTTCTGAGCATCCGATAGCGTTCTGGCCCCTTGACGACAAGGCAGACTATGTATCCCTTATATCCGAAACAAATAGGGACTTGCGTTTATGGGACATAGATAATGGAACTGCAATAAATGATATAACCACTTTAGATGAACCATTTTCAAATAGCTATGTATCTAAAATATCAGCAATTTCATCATCCGAAAGTGATTTTTTTATTGCCGCAGTTAGTCCAAATATAATTAATTTTAGTGATTTAAATCAAGAACTTTCTACTTTTGCTATTGGAGCATTTTTATATAGCAATAGCCCATATATTTCTGGATTTGAAATTGGGCATCAATATTTCGATGAATTAAGCGGAGAGCTGGTAGAACAAACAAAGTTTTTCCCAACAGAAATTTCTAAAAGTTGGATTTTTATATCAGAAACTTTTGACATACCACCAGAAAATGTTTCATTAAGGCTTGTAATTAAAGCTAAATTTTTGACAGGGGATACACTTTCTAACTATAGCTTTTTAGTTAATGGTGTTTCTTTTGGACAGTGGTCAGAAGAATTTAATGCCTCATCTCTGGGTGTATCAACTACAGATATACCATCTAATATATTAGGAATAGAAAATTTAGTGGGAATAGAGGCCAAAGCATATGGCTTGCAAGAACTTGATGGATATTATTTAGTCGAAGGCAATGGTTTAGCTGCTAAAAATTCAAGCATTCCTATGGTTTTTGGTGCAGCGAATAGCACAATTATTCAGCCAAATGGCTTGTCCTTACCATCCTTGCTAATTCCTGGCCAAGGATTTTTAAATAGCTCAGGAAAATACAAAGACTATACCTTTGAGTTTTGGCTAAGAATTAATTCTAATGCTGTAACACAAAAAAGAATTTTTGGTAATGTTCACGGCACTGATGGAATTTTTGTACAAGGCCCAACGCTAATATTGAAAATTGGCGACTACATAATTAGACATTATGTTGGAGAATGGTATAGGCCAATGCTACTACAAATAAGATATTCAATATCATCTATAAGCTTATTCATTAATGGAGAGCAGGTTGGAGAAATATTTATAGATATAGACAATGTAAGTTTTCCAGCAAAAAATCAAACAATTAATAGTATTAGTGTAGATAATGACTGGCTGGGCTTTTGGTCATACGATGATGTGTCACCTCTTGAAATCGATGGCGTTGCTATTTATGGATATAGGGTTCCACTTCAGGTTGCTAAAAGAAGGTTTGTTTATGGTCAGGGAGTAGAATTTCCAGAAAATATTAATAATGCTTATAGCGGAAGTTCTATTTTTATTGACTATCCATTTTCAAAATATGCTAAAAACTACCAATATCCATCACTAGGGCAATGGGTTCAGGGTGCCTATGATAATTTGATTATTAATGGTAATGCAATTCAATTTCCACAATATCCTGTACCAGAGGCAAAGTTTAGCAATAAAACTAGCTCTGAGTGGATCCTAGATTTAGAAAATGCACAAAATGAAATCAACGATAACTTTATTAAATTTAGGCCAAATAATAATTGGAATTCAACCAATGGCCAGCTATTTTTTGAAAACTTTAGTCTTGCTAATGAGCAGCTAAAAGCTTTTTATATTGTTTGTAAAGAAATTTCAACCCCTACGACAGAACAAACATTGATTGCAATTGAAAACAGAGCAACTGGAAGCATTTTTGAAATAACTTTAGACAATAATAGCATTAATTATAAGCTATGGGAAAATGGAAGCTACTCAACACTACTCTCAAAATCTAGGCAATACTTAAATGGAGTTGGAGAAAAAACAGTTATTGGAATAGATTTGCAAAAGTTTTCTGATTACTATGGAGAGAAAATTGCAGACTTTTTTGGAAAATTAGCTATGATGTCTATTTATGTTGGTTCAACAAAAAATCTATCAAATACATTTTTAGGTAACATATATGAAATTGGATTTTGTTCATCAAAAAATCTTTCTAAGATTTCTTCTATTTTTGCTGCTGATGGGCTAAGCTTTGTTGACACATTTATTGATGGCTCTGAGCTATATACCAGCACTGCAGATGCTGGAGAAAATGTACAACAGTCTGCTATTTTTCAATTTCTATATGACGGAGGAACACTTGGTCAATACTCATATTCTATTTTAGAAAATCACATACCCAGCTATGGAATAGTTGCAGGAGAAGACATATCTGGATTTGGAATATTCGTTGAGGCAGATTCATCATGGCAAGACCAAATACCGCTATCATTTTTTGCTAAAGAATCTATAGACTCACGGGGGGACTCAAGGCTTGATCTAGATTTTATTCAGTTTAATATTAATTATCCCGCCCCATCTATTTTTGTTCAGGAAACAGAAGAGGGGTCTTGGACATACGCAGAGCTACAGTCTGAATACTCTAATCCAATACAAAGAACCTATGATTCTTTGGATAATCAACTTTTTACTGGTTTTCAAAACTACGAAGATCTAAAAAATAAATCAGTCAGCACATATAAATACGATACATCAAACTCTATAGTAAAAACATATGTAACATTTCAGTTGCTTGAAGACGGTGCAAATAAGTCATTGTCTGCATTTACCAACACAGAGCTTGCACCTAAAAATGGAATTATTGTTCCTGGATCAAATTGGATAAATACAAAATATGAGGTTGTCGACAATATGATAATTTATCCACCACAATCAATTTCTTTTGATGACCTTGCTATTGTTACCCATATTGAGATGTCGTCTAAAAACATTAAAAATACTCCAGTATCTATTAAATCATTAGAGTATGCCTCAATGGCACTTTCCGACACGATACCAACAGCTATTGGAACTAGGTTTGGTAATGATATTTATCCATATAGAAAAGAAGGCTTCTATCTTACATATAAAAAACAAAATCCATTTTCTATTTATAAGGGAAGCACACCCTACTTATACTTGACTAGAAATAGTGGAATAACTATAAGGGGCGGATACGATCCATTAATAAATAGGGGTATTTCCATACCACTGAATAACTCAAAATCAGATAATTTTAAGGTTATAGCAATGCAGATGGCATTAAGATTTGATGAAGACTTTTTCCCATATGGAGCAATGCAGCTCTTTGAAATCCAAAGTAGAAATTCTTATATTAGGGTATACGCTGTTGCAAATCACCCATCTGGAAAACGTGCAAAGGTTTATGCCATTAATTCTAGGGGAGAGCTAGAAAATGGAATAGCATTTTATCTAAATGGCAAGATTGTAAAAGATCCAACTTTGACGGTAAAAGAGTGGGCAATGCTGGGAATAAGATTTGCAAATACCCAAGAATTTTCAAATTTTGCTGGAGCAATTAGGTTAACAGCACCATTAACATATAATAACATTTCTTACTATAAGTCAACGAACCTACAGGAAGTCCAAAACAAAATAGAGAGGCCCTGGTTTAAAGTTAAAAATCTTGGACCACTAACCCTAGACTGGGGCTTCTGGCCATCGTATCTTTGGGATGGAGTTCTGTATGTTTCAAAGACTAGCTTTTATGGGGTAGACCCATCTGACATATATAAGATATATACAGGAACAAATAAGATAATTATTGATGATGAGATAGAATCTGTATTTGGAGATTATCAATATTCAGTCAAAGAAAACATAGAGTGGCGTTCTCAGGTATACCAGGCAGTATAATATGGTATACTTATGGTTATGAAAAAGCAAAATCCTAATCAAATTGGTAAGTCTAAGATCACAGTTTTAG